GCCCCCCGCTCTGCTCGGCAGTCGTGCGCGTGCTGCCCTCTGGCTCGGAGAGGAAGTGCATCGGCACGCCGCCGCCGGTCGCTATCATCTTCTTGAGCGCCATTCCGTCGTTGTCGGATGATCCGGCGTCGAGCTTGGGCTGCAGGACTTCCCACTCCTCGCTTGCGTCGGTCACGACGGTGTGCTGGCCGGATTCAAGTTGCATGGCGCGGAGCTCGCTCTGCCTCTCCATGCGCGGCTTGAAGTTGTCGAAAATGCCCTTGACGACGTACAGGAACGTGGAGCGCAGGCGATTGAGCCGAACGCGATCCTCCAGCCACACTGAGTAACGTGTGAGCCAGACCAGAATGGACGACAAATCAGACTCGCCGCGCTTGGCTCCGACTGGACGGTTGATGCAAAAGTGGATCATGCGCGTGGGCAGTGTGTTGTCCTCGGTCTCGGCCTTGTAGGCCTGCCAGATGGGGGAGTCCTCGCCTGCCTGGATGGGCCGCTGCTTGAACGCAAGCGCCTGCTCCACGTCGTTGCCGGCCGTCTCGATGTCGAGGATGTCCAGCGCGGGGATGGCGCGGACGTGCGTCATGCCGGCGGCGTCGGTGGAAACGGCGATGAATAGCTCGCCGCTGCGGGTCAGCTCGTCGCACCATTCAAAAATCCTGATGGGCATAGAGTTGAGCGGGTCGGCCCACCATTCGTTTAGAAAGTCGTGTGTGGGGATGTGCTTTGATTCGAGTGCCAGACCGCCGCCAACCACATAGTCACTCGTCAGCTCCACGATGCGACGGGCGAGCGGGTTGGTGCGCCAGGCCTCCAGCGCGTCGGCGATGACTCGCTCGCGGTCGTAGGCGTAGCGGTCATAGGCGGTTTCGGTGCCGGTTGCTCGCCGATCGCGAAAGTCGTCCAGCGCGGCGACGGCGAGCGTCACGCGGCGCTCGATCTCTTTGCTGAAAAAGCGATGGATCAAATTATCCCAGATTGGCATTTAGAACCTGCCTCGTCGGTCAATGTCTTTCAGCACGTCGGGCGCTTTGATGACGGTTGCGGGCGTGTACTCAATGCGCATGGGCTGCTTGTCCAGCACGGCGACGAAGGCGGACGCGATCAGCAAGTCGTCATGCCCGCGCGCAATCACACCATCGTAGGCGGGTGTTTCCCACACTCCCCAGCTCAGCCGATGGGCGGGGCCGTCCTGTAGCTTCTTCTCGCAATGATCCACCTCGTACCAGAACTGGCGATACTCGGCGCTGCCGTCGTCGGCGTGGTCGCGGAAGCGCCCGGTGTTGATGACGCCGAGGAAATCCCAGCCCAGGTCTGACTTGGTGGCGCTGGAGAACTCGAAGGGGATTACTCTATCACCTGCCCCTGTGCCGTTTCGGGGGTTCCATTTTGCGGCGAGAAATGAGCATAAGCCTGCACCTACGCCGGTCGCGTCAACCACGATCCAACGGGCTTGCCAGTGCGCGATCAGGCCGTTGATCCGCTCGTACAGCTCGGTATGGCGGACGCCGAGAAACAGATGGCTGTCACGGACCAGGTAGGTCGGCTGGATCACGCCGTGTCCCTGGACGATCTCGACCACACGGATCGCGGTCGCATCGCGGCGCTTGTTGCCTAGCTCCTGGCGCTCGAGGTCCTGGCTGCTGCCGGCGGCTTCCTCGTCTTCACCTGCCACGTCAATGAGCAAGGCGTAATCGTGCCCTGGCTCGGGCGCGCGCATTCGCTCGTGTGTGCCGCGCATGAGGGATTTGCACGCGTCGGAGAACAGCCCCCCGCTAGCGTCGATCTCTTCAAGGAAATATTGCGTCTTGATGAGGGGATGGTTGCGGCCCAGTTGGGCAACGCGCTCGGCGACGTGTGCGGCGTAGGTGGGGACATGCTGGGCAACCTCGTCGCACGGATACACGAATACGCGACGCCGGCCGTCAATCTGCTGTTGGCGCTCGCACGCCAGGCGCGTGATGTAGAGAAGTGTGCTCGTCGTCCAGGCCGTGCCCCACAGAACGGTAGTTGCGTTGGTGCTGGCCCGCATCGGCTCGAAATCTTTGTCCCACTTGCTGGCCTTGATGTCTTGGGCTTCGTCGCCTTCAAGCAGGATGCTGGCCGTAGCGCCAACCACGCTGGCTTTAGGCTCGGCGCTGAAAAACAACGCGCGGGCAAGACCGAACTCGATGACGTAACCGGAGCGCTTTCGGACGTTGCCGATGTGCCAGGGTGTGTGTAGTCGGTCGGATAGCCGCTGAATTGAGTTGAGCGTTTGCGGCTTGAACGTCGGGCTAGCCTTCACGATTTGCCCTCCAACGCGCGAGAATAACGTCAGCAAATACGCCTCGAGTATTGCGCTCAGCTCGTTCTTCCCCGCCTGGCGCGACATCTCGATCACGAAGGTCAATCCCGAAGATTCTAGAACGGATTTGGTGACGGCGGCGGCGGCCTCGGCCTGATAGGGGCGTAGTGGGCGCGAGAGGACGAACTTGGCGAACAAACCCACGTCGCGAAGCGCGTTTGTTGTTGCGTGCACGAGTGGAGTTTGTGACACTCTGTTGTCTCATTCCCGCCCCTCTAATTTCCTTTGACCAGATTCCCTCTAAGTGCGGCGATGGACTGGTGTGTTTTCTTCAGGTCGGCCTCGAGTGCCTCGATGTGCGCGGTCAGTATCGGCACCAGCGCTGACCTGCGTTTCTCTTGCGCGAGTGCGGCATCCTTGGCGGCCAGCTGGTCGGTGAGCGCTTTGAGCAGTTGCTGATAGCCCGATACGATGTCGCTGGTGGCTTCGGCTTCGGCGTGGTGCGTCTCGGCGCGGGTTTTGCCGCGCGTGGCGACGACGCCGATCAACACGCCCGCGATGCCACTCAGAAAAGCGCACAGGGCCAGGACGACGTCACTTGGGGTCATGCTTGACTCCGAGGTGCGTCGTGATCGGCGCTGTGGGCGGGGGTGTGGAGATCGCGCTTCTACAGGCGGCGATGGTGAGGGCGATATCGAGCGCGAGAATAGCCAGGGCGACGGCGGCGAGACGCTCGAGCTGGCTCATAGGTCTATGCCTAGCTCAGTGGCCATGCTGTCAAGCGCGTCGTTCATGGCGGTTGCCAGCTTTGCGGCCCGGTCGCTTCCCAGGGCGGTCGAGTAGCGCAGCAGTCGCCCCAGGCGTGCCGCATTTTGGCCGTACAGGTTCATGGCGGCGATATAGTGGCCGTCTTGGGCGGCGGGAGAGGTGGCGTTGTCCTTCATCCACTCCGTGAGGTCTTGCTGGTGCTTCCAGAGGTCGGCAATCAAATCAGGCAGGCCGGGGAGATTTTTCGGGGAGGTAGATTCTACCTCCCCGCCGGCAGCCTTGGCGCGGGCGGCGTCGCCTTGGCGGTGCTGGTGTTGGTATCCGCCGTGCGTTCTGGCGTTGGTGTTTCCTGGAGGGGCGCCGCGCTTGGAGTTTCGCTGTTGTCGTGGCATGGGCAACCCGTGTTAAACCTTACGAGCCGCCCGGCACGCATGTTCTATATTACGCCTTTCTGGCGTGGGTGTCAATCGGGTGGGGGCCTTTTTTGGGGGAACAATTCATAACAGTTGCGTAACAGTTTCGGCAAGAGGCAAGACGCAGGAGGCAGGTCGGGCGCTTTGCGCCTTGTAGCCTTGCTTTGCCTTGCGCATGGGCAAGGTGGGGCCCCCTGCCCGCCTCCGGGGTCGGGTAGGGGAGGGCTTTTCTCTCATGCGGGTAATTCAAATCACGTGGGAGACGGGTATCATGTCCGTGGACATGCGCCGGGGTGGTAGACTCGGAGAGGGCACGGGCGCGCGCGGGTGCCGGGGCCGGGGGCGAGGGGGGTAATCCCCCCTTCTTCTAGCAGAGGCCCAGGGACGCATAAACAGGATTGGAGGGGTTAGGGGGGGAATGCTGGGAGCGTACTCGCGACCTCCCCCCCTGCGGCTGTACTCAGCCGCTTTGGTTCTTCGCCGCGTACTCGCGGCGTCCGGCGTACTCGCCGGTCTTGGGGGCGAGGGGGGTAATCCCCCCTTCTTCCCTCGCGGGGCCGTGTACTCACGGCCTGCGCGCGTACTCGCGCGCTCGTCCCACCCGCGCGCGCGCAGTCCCTCCCCCCGCCCGCACTTTTTGCTCTTGGGCGGGGGGCTGCGCGCGCGTCGGGGAGCGCCGGGACTACGGCGGGGGATACGGTGAAGTGGGTTCTGTCAGGTCTTTTAGATGTTTTCGCGCTTGCGCGCCATTTGTGAGACCGGGGCGGGGGAAAATCAAAGCCGCCTGGCTGCGGGTCGCTGCACAGGCGGCGTGGGTGCGGGGGCTTGATCTATGTCAGGCTCTCCCCGCAGTTCGGGCAGCGGTCGCCCTTGACAAACTTGCCGCCGCGCCCGGTTCCCTTGCCTCGCCAGCCGCA